GCTCTACGGAGTTTTTTTGATCCCCTGTGCACAGTTTGTCGGCACAGGTTCTGATCTTCATCCATAATTTTCGATGAAAATCAAGAGTCCAGAAAGGAAAAAAGTGTCAAAATTCGTCAAAATCATCCCCGTTTTTGTCAAATTTTCGGAAAATGGCATAAAAAAGCACTCCGGATCTCTCCGGAGCACGCTTTTGATCAGATCCCGCCCATCACGGACTCGATAATAGCCTCAAACTCCTCCGTGTGGTTCTCAAAAGCGGGCCTGAGGAAGGGTTTGGCCGCCACAAAGTCGGCTTTCAGGCGTTTCCCGATCTTCGGGACGTATCTTCCGGGCTGCTGGCGGTGTCCAAGCTCCACGTATGGACCGTATTCCACATTGGTTCCGACGGCCACGGTGGCCTTCTTCTCCTCTGCCTCCACCTCGTGGGTGATGCTGTTGCTTAACAGGCCCGTATCGACAGGACAATACTCCACGGCATGGCCTTCCGCAGCGGCTCCGATCATCTCGGCAGCGTCTTTCAGGCCTTCTGCCACCGACCGCTTGACCTGGATTGTGTTGCTAACGACTGTGACCCCCATGCTCCTTCCACTCCTTCCATTGCTTGTAGGTCATGTCCTTCACGATGTAGGAGGTACGGCGTCCATCCTCGTCCGTGTCATAGGCTCTCCGCGCCACGTTCCGGGTGATTCCCTCAAAGATCTGGATGATCTTGCAGCGGCAGTTAAAGACCTCTTTGGCCGCGCCGTTCGGATCTCCCGGATACATCAGGCCGTTTGCAAACTTCTCCTCCACGTCGATGGTGTCGCCGTCCAACGCCTGGTGGCTTTCTCTCGTCCGCTCGTCCAGGGTGGCGATCCAGCGCTTTTTCACCTTGATGCCCTTGCGCTTTGCGTCCTTCATGTTCTGAAGGCGTCCGGCGTTCTGTGCCCCGGTCATGGCCGTCCGGGCGAACATGCGCATTTTGTTCTCATTCTGGGTGCAGAGGCCGTCCATCATCCTGGCCGTGATCTTGTCGATGCTCTCGCCCTGGATAACCCCCTGGGTGATGATGTCTTCCACCTTCTGCCGGTTCCAGAGGTAGTCCTTCTTCTCGTCGACCTTCCATGCCGGCAGCATCTTCGGCTTTTCCTTCACCAGCTTCTCCACCGCGTCCGTGTTGAACAGGGTGAAGCTCACGCCCCCGCGGATGCTCTTCTCGATCTCGTAGGACTGGTGATTGTAGTTCTCGGAGAACACGTTGAACCGGAGGCCGTTGATGATCTTCGTAGCCTGTTCGTTGGCGTTCGTCAGCAGCCTGGCCGCCTGGTTGACCTTGTTCTTCCAGAGCTTGCCGATGAACACGCTGCCCTGAAGCCAGTTCTGGTAGTCCTTCCTGGTCATCTCGCCGGCGGCAACTTTCGCCTGGTTCACCTTGTCCATGGTCACATACCGGGCGGTGAACATGTCCAGCTTCTTCTTCAGATCCTTCCCGGCCTGTGTGTAGATCTTCGTCAGCTTCCGGAAGATCCGGGCGATTGCCTGTTCCGCGACTCTCTCACCGTAGTCCATTTACTCACTCCTCCAGCTCAGGAACAACCGTTTCGGATGCCTCTGCCGCTCTCTGGGCGATAATGTCGTCGATCTCGTCCACCGTGATGAAAGGCAGGTTCTTCAGGATCGTCCGCTCGTCCAGCTTTTCGGCCGCCAGCATGACCATCTCCGTCTGCTCCTTCTGGTTGCTCACCTTGTTCCGGGTGAACAGCGGCATATCGTCCACGCCCAGCATGTTCAGGATCATCTTGATCGACTCGATCAGCTGTTCCTCGAAGGAGTCGGCCTCTTCATCCATCGGCCAGTACATGGCAGCAATGTGATCATTCGTGCCGGCAGCGGTGATCATTTCCGTATCGAATCCGCCATAATCCTCATAGATCCGCTTCCGGAGGATTTCCAGCGCCACCTTCCGCGCCTCGTGCGGGATCTCCTGGGTGAATCCCTGGATCTTGCTGTTCTCGCCGTCCACAACGGCCATGTGCTGCAGGATCAGCCGGTCGAGGAGCTCGCGCTTCTGATCCGGTTCCATTCCCAGCGCACCGGAGATCAGCCAGTACACCTGAGCGCAGTCCCCGATATCATTGGCGAAGCCGGAAAGGATCATGTCATACGCGTCCAGCTTGGCCTTCATGTTGTCCAGGGCGCCGTCCTTGTTCTCCCCTGAGTACAGCGGGAAGATCGGCAGCACCGGCAGCGGTTCAGATCCGACGACCTGCTCGCCGTAGGCCTCGCTTACCTCCACCGTCTCGATGTACGGCTTCAGATCCTCTGCCAGTTCCAGGGCGTTAATGCCGTACTTTCCTTCCGCGGTCTCGTACCTGGTGTACCCGGCTTCCTCATAGACCACCGCGGTGATCGGCCGCTTGCCCCACTCAATGGACCAGAACCGGATACCGCCCCGGAGCACGTTCGTCTTTTCGTCCGGCAGCGGAATGAATCCGGTTTTCTTGAAAAGCGTGTACTTCCATTTGTCGCCGTCCGGATGCACATACAGCCAGGACGTACCATTGGCGCACGCCCAGTAGCCCCACTTATAGACCGCCGTGTCGAAGCTGTCGCCCAGGAGCTCCTTTGTGGAGTCAACGATGACGGTCTTTCCTTCCTCGTCCTTCGTCTTCTCACGGCTCTTGAAGCTCACACCGTTACCAAGGGAATAGGAGCACCTGTCCGTGACCAGCCGGTGGATCATCCGGTTCCGGATCTTCACGTTGTTCTTCGTGAAGTCTTCCTCAGGAAGTCCGGCCATGTTGTAGATCACCCTGATCACGTTCATGATGGTCGTATTCCTTCCGGCCATGTACTCCTCTTCCTCAATGGCCTGTTTGTACTCCTTGCTGTTGCGGTAGCTGGTGATCGCGTTCCGCAGCCACTTGGTCTTGTTTTCAGCCCGATCATAATCCTGCCAGGTCAGCACTCATCCTCACCATCCTCTTCATCATCGTCTTTCGGCTCCATGACTTCCGCGTCCCACGGCATTGTTCGCCATAGTCTGCGCTCCAGATCCTCACGATCCGGCATGTTCAGCTCCTTCCTCCCCGCGAAAACGGGGAAACATATTCCTCTCCTGACCGCCGGTCCAATATCCTAACCACACAGGAGGCAGAGTCCGGAGCGTCATCGTGCTCCGCGTCCTCCGTGTAGGAAAGAATCTGATCCAGGTACTCCGGATCTGTGCCATCCAGCCACACGATGTCTCCCCACCATTTCCGGAGGAAGGTGGAGATCTTCACATACTTGTTCTCGTTCTCATTGTAGGGCGTTGCCGGATTCCCGGCTCTCATGATCTCCCTGGCAAGGTATCCCTTGTCACCGTTCTTCTCGCACCAGATCGATCCGCACATCAGGCGCTTGGTCTCTGAAATGCAGAACCCCGTCACCGTGTCCACGTGCTTCCGCCACATCTTGCCGTACATGTACATCTTGTTCCCGATCCGGCGGCCGCAGGTAAAGGCCGTATAGTCCTCGCCGTCATAGGCCGCGTCAATGTGGGCGATGCCGTTCCGGAGCACTCCCGGATCTGAAGTGAATACCGGCGGCGTGGTGAACAGCGCACCCTCTACCGCAATGTGCTTCAGCTCATAGTTCGCAGCGAAGAGGGAAGGCGGCATGTGCTGGCGCTTGTCCTCGATCTCATCCTTGGTCATGATCCCGGTGGAGTAGCAGTCATACTTCTCCGGTTCCGGCATCAGGGTGAAGGCGTCGTCCTTGTGCCAGGGCGTTCCGGTGTTGATGATCCGGCCGTCCGGACGGTTGATGATGTTCAGCAGTTCGTGATAGATCGCCTTCGTCCGTTCACGCTCGGCCTTGGACTTCCTGTCCTTGAGGTTCACGATGTCATCCGTGAAGATGAAGTCGAAGTGCTTACCGGTGATAGATCCGCCGATACCCATGCCGACCAATTGGCTGGTACCCCTGGCGTCCGTGGTCAGGTTGGTGGAGATCTCCATGGCATTGTCCGTGGTCAGCTTCAGCTGCACCCCGTAGATCACCTGGACAAAGTAGGCCACCTTCGGGTTAACCAGGATCTTCCTGACCTGCTCAATGATCTCCTTGACGTCATCGTCCGTCTTTCGTACAAACAGCGTCCGCTTGTTCGGCAGCAGGATAATGATCAGCACCAGCACAATGGAAAGACAGGTTGTCTTGTAGCTGCCGCGGTGTCCCTGGAGCGTCATATCCCCCGTTCCGCCCAGCATCTTCCGCATCCATTTGCCGTGGATCTCCTTCAGCTTCGTGAATCCGACCATCCGCCCGAACTTCTCCGGGTGCCTGGTCAGGAACTTCACCGCCTCACTCCTCGTCATGGATCTCCTCTCCCGTCTCGATCACAAACCCCGTCAGCCCGCATCCGGCACACTCCATGTCCTTCAGCCTCACGCAGGAAGGCCGGACGTCAATCCAGCGCTTCCCGCACTTCACGCAGATCACCTCGCTGACCTTGTGCGGCATCTTCTCCTCAATGGGCGTGATGTTCGTCATGCTTTTCCCTCCAGGACGTCTTCCATCCAGGATCTCACGGTGCAGTAGTCGTCCTGGATATCCTCTCCGGGTTCCGTCAGCTCCCGTCTGCTGATGTCCTTGATGCTTTTGAATGTTTTCGGCTCCACCATTCCGAGCAGCTGCCGCTTATCCTTCACCCACATCCGGAACTGCTCCAGGATCTGCGCCTTGCACACGCCCGTGTACCGGCCGGACTTCGCCATGAAGTACGTGTCATAGATCACCCTGGTAACCATGCCGCGGTACTCCTCCGGCTTATGCTCCTTGATCTCCGCAGCGATCTTCAGGTTGCGGCTGAACTGCCCCAGCGCGTGCTTGTCCTGCCAGCCGTCAGCTGACGTCACACTGCCCTCACGGTTGATCCATACGTACCCGGGAAAGGCCGTGGTGATCGCTCCGATCCGGGTGTTCGGAATCCGGCTCATGATCGTCGCGTTGAAGAGGCTGTCCTCATTGAAGGTCATGCTCTCATCAAACCGGATCTCCTCATGCTCCAGGAACGCCCGGCGGTAGATCTTCCCGTGAATGAACACCATGATCCGCTTGTCCGGGATCTCGCACACCTGGCCGTCCGGCTTCTCCTGCCAGACCTTTGTCCACATCATGTCGTACCGTTCAGCGTCCGGAGACTTGATCACGCTCATGATGTCGGCCAGCGCGTACACGTTGGAGAAGCAGTCGTCACAGTCGCAGAACATAATCCACGGCATCCTCGTGACGTAGATCCCTTTGTTCCTGGCAGCAGATACCCCTTTGTGTTCGATACTGTACTGGTGTACATAGTAGTTCATATCGAACAGATGCCAGGCATCAATAAACAGATCACCGTCATTGACAACCGTCACCCGGATGTCGCTCCAATCCACACCACGCTGCGCGTCCAGCGTCTGGAAAAGCCGTTTGCAGACCTCCCAGGGCTCGTCATAATGGGTAATCACTATGTCCAGCATATTTCCCTCCTGTTATCCGGATCTGTCACATCTCTCCGCCGACCTTCTCCCAGCCCCTGGCCTTCCGGATGATCTTCTTTTTCGTGCTCCTCATGGCACTCTCGGAAGCTAAAGGCCGCTGTTTAATCAGCCAGTTGTTCACGTCGTCCCGGTTCTGCCGCCAGGATTGATACTTCTGGCAGACACCGTGACAGGTAATCGTCCTGTCCTGGCATCCTTTACACGGACAACTCACTCCGGATCACCTCCATCAGTATTCCGGTTCCTTAAACTGTGCCGCCAGGATGCTTCTCTTTGTCAGCATGAAGCCCTGGAACACAAAGCACTTCTCGCCCAGGTCGTCACCGGTTCGCATGTAGTTCAGCAGCGCGTTCTCATCCTCCGAGATCATCCGGGCGATCTCCTTCTCGTCCTTCCCCTGGTAGGTGAGCTCACGCTCGATCCAACCCCCCCCCGGTGGAA